CGGCGGGCGCCTCAGCGGGAACCTCGGCAGCCGGCTGCTCGACCACAGGCTCTGAGACCACCTCAGTGGGCGCCTCTGCCACGGGCTCCTGTACGGCGGCAGGTTCAGCTACCGGCTCCTCGACTGCAACCGGCTCTGCAACCACCTCAGCTGTAGGCTCCCCTGCCACAGTTGGCTCTGGCATCGGGCAGGCGGGTTCCTCAGCCACCACCTCGGCGGGAGGCTCGGTGACGATCGGCTCCTCGGGCAGGGTCTGATCAGTGCCCTGGGGAACCTCGGGGGTGACCGTTTCAGGCTCGGGGGTCACCTCTGGCATCACGCCTTCGGGCTCGACGCTCGGAACGGTCGGGGTCACCGGTTCACCCGCCGGGTCGAGCACCCGGATATTGCTGGTCTTGAAGCCTTCGGTTGGGTCGATCAGCTCCACATCGCCGCCCAGGGGCATCTCGCTGCAGGTGTCCCTGAAGTTCAGGAAGTCCCGGAACCGCTTCGATGTGCTCGTTGCCTCGGCCTTCAGCCGTTCCCAGATCACATGCAGTTCGTGGTCCCTGGCAGCGTCCGTCATCTCAAAGTCAATAGCACCAGCCCATTCTGCCTGCGCAGCCATGAAAAAGCCCCGCACATGGCGGGGCGGGGCGGCTTGTGGCCTTCAGGTCACAGCTCGATGCCAAGAAGCGCGCTGGGTTGGCCGCTGATGCTGTAGCTCAGCTCAGCGGTGGTGGCGTCATCCGGTGTCACCGACAGCGACATGGAGGTGATGCTGATCGGAGCCTGCACAAAGATCGACTTGGAATCGTCGGGTGCAGTGCCGGCCGCATTCGCCACATGGTTCACATACAGCTTCACCTCAGCGCCGGACTGACTGCGCAGCATGACGTTGGCCAGCAGGCGATTGGCCAGGCTGGTCTGATCGTCAGTGAACATCACCGTCATCGAACCAGTGCCGGAGGCGTAGCCGGCCTGGGTCTTACGGAACTGGGCGTACTTATTGCTGCCGCCGCCGAGGCCGCAGGGCAGAACTGTTACATCGAGTTCCTCGCGTGTCAGTTCGAGGCTGAACTGCTTCACTTGACAGACAGCGCCGAACTCGGCGAAGTCGATCTTGATGTGATTCTTGGCGCCCGCGGTGTCAGCCGTGCCAGTGCCGCCATCCCCGTTCAGGGTGATAGGGGTTGCGGTGGCATCAGCCTCATCGGCCACGGTGATGCTGGATCCGGTGACGCCCACCACCAGATAGGTGACGCCCGCACTCAGCGCAGAGTCCAGTTTGCCGGTTCCTTCTTCAGTGAACACAACAGGATCACCAACTTGATAGTCGTGATCACTGGGCACACCGATTTCGGTCCCAGCCTGGAAATCACTCCAGTCAGAGAGGCAGAATTGCGTCCCGGCAGGCTGGAAGTAAATAGCGCCTTCTTGTCCAGTTAGCGAACTAGAGCTGCATGAAATGGCCACGGGTCTGAGTAGACAAACGACAGATGGGGGCGCTGCCGTCAGGTCGGGGGCAACCAGACGCCTACGGGCACGGCCCTAGGCGTATTAAGTCTACGCAGCCGTAGCGGTAAAGGAACAACTCATCGCGTGGCAGTGGTGTGGCCGCTGGTCTGGCGCAATCGTCCTGGGTCCCTCGATGTTCTGCACCCGTGGCCGGTTCGCGGTCTGTGGCGCACGGTTCAACCCAACCCACGCCCGTAATACCTCGGCGGCGATGTCTTCACCGGGCCGGCTGCCGCGTTGCTTCGGTGTGTAGACGTTGCACATCAGGCTGCCCCTGATCGACTCGACCGGGCAACCCACCATGTCGAGGGCGGTCTGGTCGAAGCTGAGCGAGATCACCGCGTAAGGCGTGGCTGGGTCAGGTGGTGTCTCCGCTGTTCCATCGAAAGCAACCCATTCCGGTGCGATGCCCCCCGCCACCAGGGCGTCATAGGTAACCCGCTCGAAGATCCCTCGGATCTGCTGGAAGCTGCTCATCAGTCAAGATCAAAACGCTGTCTGATCACTTTGGTCGCAGCCTCTTGGATTTTCGGAATGCGCTGGTTTCTAAAACTAGAAAACCATGTCCTGGGCTGGCTCACCACGTTGCCCTCGATCGCCACGCTCTGGGCATAGGGGAGGTTGTTGGTGAGGTGGTACCTCTTGCTCGCATCCACCTTCAGCCCCATGGCGTCGGTGTTGGGGCTGTTGGCCCCCTCAGGTGCCACTTCGTTACTTGACTGGCTTTCAGCAGCGAACCACGACGAACGGAAACGGCCCGTATCGTAAGGCGAGACGGCGGCACTGCCGAGTTCGCTTTGAACCGTCGTTATGACTTCTGCGTGAAGGGAATCAAGCGCGGCCTTCAGGTGGCGTTCGAGATCCTTTGGCTTCGTGAATCTGGGCATCAGGTGCGCAGCCTCAGTTTGTAGGCGTAGTTCGTGGGGCCCGATCCGTAGTGCGGCTCCACCGCCACGATCCGCCAGGTGCGATCCAGATACAGCACCGTGTCGGCCGTGGTCGGCAACACCGGCAACGTGGTCGAGTCGAACCACATTTCGCAGGTCCACTCCTCTGCCGTGCCGCCCCCTTCCACGCGGGCTGTCTTCAGCACCGCCGCGCCGCAGGGGTAGCGAACCTCCTCTGTCACCACCTCCCCCGTCTCGGGGTTGTAGGCCGTGCCGCCACGCATCACGAACACCACTTCGGTCTCGCGGAAGGCGTTCACCAGCTCGTTGGCCAGGGGCAGTGCCCAGCTGTCCTGCGGGGCGCTCATGACCGAACCCTCCCGATGATCCGGCTGCTGCCGCTGCCGCTCACCTGCGTGATCCAACAGCCCAACATGTCCGCCAGCCATGGCAGCTTCTGCAGCAGCGTCGGCTGACCGGCGGTGGCGCTGCTCGTGGTGGTGCTGCCCTTATCCCTCGGGTCGTAGAAGGTCTGCGACAGATCGCCCAGTGTCTGGCTCTGAATCGGCCCACGATCACTGGTCTGCGCCACGCCGACACCACCCGTCAGTAGTGCCGGGTTACTGCCCAGCTGCAGCGCCAGCTCTGCCTGCGCCTGGCGCACCTGCGCCGGCACCATGTCACACGCTGCATCCTCACAGCAACAGGTCGCCCCCTGTCTCGGCCAGGCCAGGTATCGCCCCGCCACACAGCATGTGCCTACCCAGGGCAATGTGTTCAGCCACCTGGCCGCTTCTCGCAGCGCTGCCTCCTGGTTGGCCACTTCCGTCCAGTCGTCGGCCATCAGGCCACCGGAGAAATAGGCCGTGGCCTCCTCCAGTGAGATGTAGCTGTCAGCAGCTGGATCAGTGAGCGATGTGTTCAATGTCACAGCTGTACCGACTCCACAAACCAGCCTTCTGACTGAAGTTTAAGGCGCTCCGCTGTCGCTTCCAACGGGTCAAGATCCAGCACTTTCAGTTCAGCCGGCGCCCTTCCGTCCAGCTCCTCTCCGCGTTCGCAGATCAGCCGGGTCAGGTTGATCACAAAAAAAAGGGGGGCCGCAGCCCCCACTCTGTCCCTCCGCAGATCAAGCGTAGGGCGATTTGCACTGAAGCTTCACCAGGGGGATCAGCTTGCGGTCCCACACCAGGCCATACTTGCCGGCCTCGGCCAGCTCAGTGTTGCCGGGGTTGTCCTCAGGGGCGATCCAGCTGGAGCCCATGACGTGGAAGCCGTAGCTGTAACGCATAGACACCACATCCTGGAAGCTCAGGATGTTGTAATCGCTGCGGGTCTCGAGTGCCTGCTGCACACCTTCCTGCACGACGCCAGGGCCAAACAGGTAGCTGGTGTACACGGTCTGATCGCCGGTGCCGGTGACAGGCAGTAGCGAGTCCATGATGACCCGCAGGCCGGCGAAGGTCGCCACCTTCGTGTCGGTCACATTCACACCACCGCCCGACCAGTTGATCGAGCCGCCGGTGTTGAAGGTTGCGGTGCTGAACACCAACATCCCCATCGACTCGAGGTGGTAGTAGACGTTCGGGTGGAGTGCCAGAACGCTCAGATCCTCACCACGCTCGCCCAGGACGGACTTGGCGCGGATCACGGCAGAGGCGCTGATGTACTCGGCGCCGCCGGTGCCAGCAGACACATCGACGGTGTTATCGGCCAGTGCAGTGCCGAACAGGCCAGTCAGCTGAGACAGCAGGGTGGCAGTGCGGTTGCGGTCGATCACGCTGGCCATGTAGCCCATGATCGCGGCCATGGGATCGGCGCCGCTGGCTTGCTTGCTGAGTTCATCAGCAGCGAAGCTGAGACCACGGTGGATCAAGGTGGCGATACCAGCGTTGGCCTGGATCTTGCGGGGGGTCAGATAACCCTTTCCGCTGTCACCCCAGGTCGCGTTTGATTCCATGCGCTCTTCAAATGGAGCGGGAGGAATAAACCCAGGCACAGTGGTGCGCACACCACCGCTGGAGGCGTCCAGGGCGGCGTTGCGGCTGATTACACCCGACTTCACGAACGCACAGCGCTCGTATACCTCTTGCATGAGGTATTGAGTGAAGTTGGGAACTGTAATCAGGTCGGAGGCAAAGGTGCCTCCGGAGTAATTTTGGTAGGTCGCTGCCATGTTGGCTCAGGTGAAAGAGGTTACCGTGTTCAACCCTTGATTGCCTCAGCCTTCAGGGCCGCAGCAAGTTCAGGGTTTTCCCTCTCCAGGCGCAGCGCTTCCGTCAGGTTGCGGGTCTGTGCTCTGTAGGGGTTCGTCATGCCAGGGGCGATGCTCGCGCTCGCCGCTGCACCCATGCCCCTCGCGCCACTGGCGGAGAAGTATTGCTCCCAACCGGAGTTTGGCTGCTTCAGAGAACTCAGGTATTGATCCAGTGGTATCGCAGCGCCCCCGCTCAATACCGCTGGCTTACCGTCGATCTCCTTCAGCTGCGTCTGGGTTTGCAGCAGGGTCAGAACGTGCTCGGGGTTCAATGCGTTGGCCTGCCCGATCTGCGCAAGCGCAGCGGTCTTCAGGCGTTCGGCATTGAACTGCTGATCTTTGTCTGCCAGGGCAGATTCCAGTTCAGCGATCCGAGCTTCCAGACCCTTGTTTCTGGTCTCCGATTCCTCCCACAGAGACTTCCACTCGCCTTGATCGGCGAGCTGCGTCTTCCGTGCCGTTGTCTGCTTCGACTCCAGATCACGCAAGGCTTTCTCGGTTGCGGCCAGACGCTCGTTGAGTTCCTGGTTCGACTTCCCTTTCTTGAGGTTGTCGG